ACAACAAATTTTCCATTTAATACGTACCAAGTTTCGTCTTTAATTGCGTGAAAATGCATACTGAACTTAGCACCTGTATTAAACTTTAATAATTTTCCACAGTATTTGTCATTGGTTACCCAAATTAATTCGTTTCCCCAACCTTTTTTTACATATCCTGTTAATCTAGTCATTTATTCACCTTATTTTTAGTTCTTTACAAATATCCAACACAAAATTATTGTCAACTGGTAACTCTTTAAACCTCTTCAACCAAAATTTTAAATCAATCAATTGAGAAATAAGAGATATCTGTTCATCATTCATTCGTTGAATCATTGATTTTCCAGAATTACAATTAAGTACTAACCAACAACTTATATTTCCATTTAAAATATCGTTAACCGCTCTATTTAGATTTACATATTTAAAATAGTGAGTAAAATCAGCATTATTTTCTTCACCCCATTTTATCATTGTTTCTAAAGATCTTTGAATTGCTTGTTCGGCAGATTCGTTTTTCAAAATATCAACTAAAAATTCTTCATATATTTTATCTTGACACCAATTATCTAATTTTGTACCACGTTTTATAAGATAATCAATAAATTTTTCTGGATACAGTGCTTTGAGATTGGTTATATGACTACCGAATTTTACAAAGGCATTATAAAAAGGACTAGCACAGAATTCTTCGTATGTTTTAGTTTTATTTGAATTTTGTGTCAAACTGTAGAATCTGTTGAATGCGAGAAATCCAGCTTGAACTCTTTTTTCATTTTTTTGTAATGCTCTTCTTTTTTGTTCACACATATGTGTGAACAAAGTTCTTTCATTTACAAATTTTCTATTACAATACTCACACTTGTTTGGTTGTTCAAGTAACTCAATCATGATAATTATTTTCTAATAATTCTTTTTTTTCAACGTCTGTCATCATTTGTGAAAGAAGTTTTATGTCAGAAATTTTCATTGTAGGATATTTATTTTCTAATATCTTTTCTATTTCATCCGTTTTTTCCCGTTTCATTGCTGGTATATATGGATGATATGTTGTTATTCCTGCCCCTATAGAACAATTTAATAACCATAATAATTCTTTATGATTCTTTTGTAAATCCCAAAAATTTTTATTTGTACATTCATTAGTTTTTAATATAAACCATTCTAGCAAGTCTGTATCACCATTAACATTACTAGTAAATCTTAACAATGGATACGGATTAAAATCTTTCTTACTTTCATCAGATAAAGAATTATAATAATGATAATTTTTATTATCTATTTCATTAAGAATTTTTTTAATGTCAATTTTATATGTCATTTTATTTCAAATTTTGTATTGCTTCTTTTAAAGCAGAATCAATATCTTGAATTGGAAATATTTTTAAAAGTTTTTCATTGTTGAGTACACAATTTGATCTTGGCGCAGTGATTACTTGTTTAAATTCTTCTTCAGTAAACCATTCTTTGTTTAATCCCATCATGTCCGCTATATCTTTTGTTCTTTTAGATCCGGGGTTACACAAATTATAAATTCCCGGTTCGGGCAGAGTAGAGCAAAAATGTATTACAGTTTTAACTATATCTTTAATATAACTTAAACTATTTTCAAAATCAATTAGTTTTTCATAATTAATCAGTTTAGTTAAAAAATTCTTTGGATGATGTTCATCACCAAACGGCATTCTTATTCTTAATAGATATGATTTTCTCATATATGGTTGAAGAAGAACTTGTTCTAAATTTTTGGAACCGCTATAAAATGATCCATTATTAAAATTGAAATTTGGTTCATCTTCTTCGGTCCAACCACCTTCTTTATAACCAGTATATATACATCCACTACTTATATGTACTATCGGGATTGATCTATGAAGTTGTTCTAGTTTTACCGGAAAGATAACGTTACCGTCGATTGTTTCTTGTTTATATATTTCACACGCATCTACATTTGGACTGCCAGTAAAACCAGCAGCATTAATTATGATACCAGTTCCAATTGGAACTTTTTCATAATGATGAATCCAATGAAAAGGTATATTTTTTTTCGTTAATTCTTTGGAGATATTATCTCCTATGTATCCATGTCCTATTAAAGTTATCATAATTTTCACCAACATTTAGTATAAAGTATTAATTCATGTTGTCTACTTACTTCTTTTACAAAGTAACAACATTTTGGTTTGTTACCACCATACAATGGTGTACAAAGTAATTGACCTGATTTCATTTTTGGGAAGTACCATTTAACTTCTTGATATATGTCAACTATATCAATATCCAAAAATTCTGGTCTAAAACTAGAAAGTGGATTGAAACAGTACGTTTTAAATCCACGATCATTTAATGATGTAATTGGTATTACTTCCATATCTGGACCTTCAGGATCTCCAACAACAGTACACCAGTCAAGAGGCATAGTTACTTTATGATCCCCTATTTGAAGGACTGCTGCTGGTCCAGTAAAACTTTCCAAGAATATTAATGGAATAAAAAAGTAATCTGGATTTTGATTATCACTGTTATCTAGAACAGCGAATCTTAGATCATCATCTATTTGATCTGGCAATTCATTTAAGAAGAATGTTTGATTTTCTAGGGTTAATATTTGCATAATACCTCAATTATACTAGGTATAAGTTATTTTTTCAATACTAAATGGGTATTTTGCGTCTGAATAGAATTTTTTTCGATCAGTTAAATGTTTTTTAGCATATTTTGTATTTGCTGTTATATCCCATATTTCTACATGATCTTTGTCATCAGCTTTACGTATGCCTCTGCCAATACTCTGAATTACTCTAACAAAACTTTTACCAGGTTCTAATAATATCATATTAAAAATTCTAGGGATATTTATACCAATAGCAGCAACACCATAAGTAGCAATAATGATTTTATTATCGGCAGTTTTTATTTCATCATATTCATTTTTGCGATCTTTTAATTTAACTTCTCCTGAAATAAAAGCTACATCTTCACCTAAATTATTCAGATATGATTGTAAAAATTTTCCACTTTCTATTCTATCTACTAAAACTAAAGTATTACCCGATTTTGATATCTGATTAACAAGTTTTGATATATACGACATTCTAGGTTCGTCAGTAACTAAAAATTTTAGTTCTTCATGATAATTTTTAAATTGTCTATATTCTAAAGTTTGAACTATATTTATTTGACAGTTAGCTAATATTCCCTTTTCCTGTAGCTCATGCGCAGATACTCTATTAATTACATTACCTAGACTAGCTCGAATGGATTCAAATTCAAAATCTTGTTTAGGGATTGTTCCTGTCAACCCCCAACGTATAGGAACATTTGAAAAATCTTGTGTAAGTAATTTTTTTAATACATCTGCGGTTGCTTGATGAACTTCATCAACTATCAAAGCAGATATACTACCTATTAACGATTTAAATTTTATATAGTCTGAATTATTATCGTGGGATTTTTTTTCCAAAACATTTAAACTTTGCCAAGTACATATTATATGTTGTTTAGATAGATCTTTACGGTCACCATAATAAACACCAACATCTAAACCACAATTTATAAAATCTTCTTCGGTTTGAACAACTAAAGATTTGTTTGGAACAATTGTTATTGTTTTTCCATATTTTTCACATAATTTAGCTAAAGTAGCAGTTGTTATAGTTTTACCAAATCCTGTTGCTATTTCTTGTAAACATTGTGGATTTTCTAAAAATTTGTTAATAACATCCACTTGATCGTCTCGAAGTCTGATTGGCTGATTTTCAAATCTATGCCCTTTTGGCCATGATTTATCACCCCAGAAATCTATGGTTATTTTTTCAAACTCAATTGATATTGGTGTTCGTAGATCTTCCAATTCAATGTTATAATGTTTTTCTTCTAGATATTCTAAAACTTTAGGTAACATAGATAGGTAAGTTGCCCCACCTATGCTGAAAAAACTCACAGAACCATCCCATCTTCCTAATTTATAAGATGGTCTGTATTTTGCGGTTGGATCTACATATTTGAATTTTTTAACAAGATATTTTCTTGTATCTAGATCCAACCCCTCTATTTTACAATTTATTTCATCTGATATTATTATTTTACAGTTATTCATTTTTAAATAAATTTTACTTTTTTATATCATTAACTAATATAACATTTTCATGGTTTCTTAGATAGCTTTTGATACGATAATGAAGAATAGCTTTACCAAAATCTATAATAGAATTGTAATGAAGATTACTTTTTAA